TTTCCATTATCAATAGATTGGTTTCCGTCTAGCTCTGGAAAATAATCGTTCATAGTTTTAGCTCCATTAGTGTGTATTTTTTTTCATAACCATATAGTTTGTTAAATAACCTAACTATACTTTCGTATTTAGTAGAACCTTGAATACAAGTTCCACCATTTGCTTTTACCCAAATCTTAAAATCTTTAAATCCTGCTTTTGTATTTCTACCACCCATATAGGTAATATAGGCTACTCTGTCATTAGGAAAGTTTATCCATTGGACAGTAAATGCACAAAGACATTTCTCTTTGTTCATAAGTAATAGTAGTTGTTGTTGTCCTTGTATAACCTGTAGTTTAAGTTGGTCAGCAGTAAACTCACCATTACCTTTATCTAATGCTTTTTGTAATAATGGTTCTGCTAAATCCCAATACTGATATACAAAGTTAGTTGGTACTACATATAGTTTCATACTGTAATAATATCACTTAACCTACTATAATATAATCAAAATTTAAATCTGCATGAGCAACACTTGTGTGTGTGATAACTGCACTACCTTTAGCATGAGTTGAGATGTAAGGTGATTGTGCTGCTGCATTTGCAGTTAAAGGGGATAATATTATGACACTATCAAACCCTAGTCTTTCATCATTTAAAGTAGTGGTTGTAGAACTAGCAGTTAGTGTTACTGTGCCACTATTGTTAGTCTTGCCATTCATAGCATTGTTTACTACCTCTGATACTGCTCTAGGTTCACCACCCTGATAGGGCAATGTTCTATACATTCTAGGCATTATCTATTACCTCTAGGTATGGTGTATACATCTACTGCCATACAATTAGTCCAACTACCTGTAGGCTCTACACTTACTCTATGATACCTACCAGAACTTCTAACACTAGCTCTACCTTCATCTGTAGTAGCTACTGGTGTAGTAAATACAATTGCATCATCTAATTCTTTACGACTAGCTATAGATATATTAGCACTACCATTATCTACTTGTGGTCTTAATAAGTTTACAAAAGAGTTATAACCTACCTCTATATCAGTAGTTACTAATTTAGAGTTATACGCACTTCCTGTAAAGGTAGATAGTTTAGTACCTGTAGCTCCTGCAAATAGGAACTTACCACCTGCCCATAATCTAGCATCTAGTGATGCAGGCATAGTATCTATGTCGGTGTACCCTAATGTACCTAATCCTTCTAAAGTCGTTCCTACAGTCGCTATATTGCCTAGCACAGTAGCATCTGTATCAACATGACTCCACTTACCTAGTGTCCAGTTATATACTAATATAGTTCTACCACCAGATGTGTTTGCATAATTCCAAACAGCAATGTTAGCAGTAGGGTTTATAGATGCACTCATGTTATCTATAAGTGCTAAATCTATATCAGTAAAAAACCATCTGTCTATTTTTTCATTTCCAATAGGTGTTACATTTGTACCATCACAACTATAGAAACCATCATCACTTAAAAAGAAAGTAACATTATTATATTGACATACAGAGTTGCCGTTTAAACAACCTAATCCTCTGGAGATGTTGTCAAACTGAAAGAATAATGGTGAACCTACATAGCTCATTCTACTAATAGACTTTTCTAATAGTATAAGACCAAACTCACCACCTGTTACTGCTTGTATATTACCACCATCTGCAATTACTTGATTGTCTGCTTGTGATGTAGCACCTGCTGTCCAATCAGTTTCATCATTGATGTCTGACCATTGTACTGTTGAGTTACCTAGTGTTCCTGTATTGACATAACCTGTTACTACAAAATCTCTTACTACAGCTACTTGTCTAGCTACTGGTGATGTGGCTATATCTGCCCATGCTGTAGATGTACCGATAGTCCAATATTGAAGAATAGCGTTACCATTAACTGCAATAACTGTTTTGCCAAACTGCACAAACTTCCAAGGTAATGTACTGCTATAACCACCAGATTTAGATTTATCTTCTAACGCTTCTGTAGTGTTGTTAAACTTAAATAGTTTAGTAGCACCACCTGCAAATATAACTACCTCTGTACCCCATTTAGCTACAAATACAGAGTTTATATATTCTGCTGCTGCACCACTAAAATCTACTGCATTAGGAAATGGTTGGTAGCCTATAGATACAGGGATTACATTAAGTGCATCGTTTAAACCACCTGCATTATCAGGTTGGTCAGGTAGCCATTCATTAAACTGTACTCTTTGTGTAGGCATATTAAGTCTTTATAATAAAGTTAATTCCTCTGTATGGAGGTAAGTTAGTATTAGTTGGGGATGTACCTTCTGTAGAGTTTGCTACTGTAATGCCTGTAGTTGCTGTAAAAGTTTGAAAGTTTTTACCACCACCATCACTTCCAGAATTTCTTGTTGTACCTGATACAGATGATGTAGTACCAAACTCAACTGATGCTCCCTCTCTGTGCGAATGACTAGGGTCTGTAACTGTTGCTGTGTGCGTATGGCTAGGTAATGTAGAATCAGCACTACCACCTGTAGCATTTAGAGCATAGGTACTTCCAGAGCCAACAGGAAACTTATCTCTCATATCTGGAACATTAAATGTAGAGCTACCATCACCTGCACCATAAGTAGTTCCTATAAGAGCAAACAATGTAGCGTAGGTAGAACGAGATACTGCTGCACCATTACATAATAACCAACCTGTAGGAGCAGATGCTGCACCATACATTTGTATAAACCCTGCTAAAACACCATCTACTTTATTTTCCCAAGTAGGCGTATTTCCAGAACCTGCACTTGTCATAACTTGACCAGATGTTCCAGTAGCACCATCTAGGGTGAAAGCACCTGTAACGGCTAGTGTGCCAGAGCTAGTAAGTGTACCTGCGTTAGTTTGGTTATCACCACTAGCACCACTTTGCCAATTATTACATTGTGCCATTACTTCACGAATAGCATTGTTGATTGTAGCAGGTGGGCAACCCTCTGCAATATTTACACCACCAACATCTGTATTAGAAGCTGCTGTAGATGACCATTCACTAATCTTTGTTCTACTCATATTATCCTATCCTTAACCATGTGTTTTCGCCAACAGGCACATCTGTCCAATTGTTACCTTGAATATGTCCGTTAGCAGTTAAAGTAACTGTAGCTGATATAGATGCTACAGCACTATCTGTTTCTACTCCTGAAGCTGTTACTGTTGCGACTCCTGATGCTGTACCTACCCCACTCCAAATTGCTACAGAGGATGCAGATACTGAACCTACGCCAGAAATACTTGCTGTGCCTAATACTGGTGTGCCTAAAGTAATTGCTGTAACTGTAGCTGAACCAGTAATGGTTGCAGAACCAATGGATACTCCAGCAGGAGATGCTGATAAAGTTGCAACGCCTGATATAGTGGCTACCCCAGTAGAGGTTATTGGTGCTGATATCGCCGAAACAGATCCTACACTTGATATAGAAGCTGTGCTAGTAACTGGCAATCCACTTGTTACTGCCGTTACAGTAGCTACTGCCGATATAACAGCAACGCCAAGATGTACAGAAGTTCCTAATGTACTAAAAGGAGATGCTGAAAAACTACTTATACCAAACATTCATTACTCCTAAAATTTATCAAGTGTTTTTTTAATTTTATCTAATATCATAGGCATAAGTTTCATTCCTGAATAACCTACAAAAAATGCTAATGCAGGTGCAAAAGTATCATGTAAATTAAAGGATGCCATAACTGGTGGTATTAAAAATTTAGCTGATACAAGTGCTATACCTATATTGTAGAATAATTCTTGTCTATGTCTTTTTCTTTCTACTAACCAATTTATATGACCACCTTTTGGTCGCTTACCTTTTACTTTTTTAGTATTATAGTTACATAACCCACCAGCTATACTGGCTAATACTACAATGTAGTCCATGATGCTCCTTGCATGACATCAATCAAACCCTCCACATCTGTACATGCTGCAATAGCTGTTTCTAATCTATCACATTCTGCTTTTACTTCTGCTCTAAAATCTACTACTTTACTAGGCATAACTACTTCACTTTCCATTAGTCTTATGACATACCAGTCTGTAGGTGCTAGTAATGTATTAGCTGTATGTTTTACTTCTGCAATCTTTGTAGACTTTAATCCTTTAGTTACTAATCTTTC